ACAATGAGTTAGCTCGTTCTCAGCATCCGTCTATGGCTATTCATAAGCCAGAAAGAGAAACTCGTGTAACATTTGGAGGTTCTCGCAAACGCGAGAGCTAATTTTTAACCGTATAGGAGTAATTAAAAAATGGCAAATATTCAAAAAGCCTTTGGACTCAGACCAATTAGTAAATTGGGCTCGTCTACAAACTCTACTGGAAACTCGAATTATTCCATGTATGCGATAGCAAACGGCAACACAAACAAACTTTACCAAGGACAAATGGTTATACCATTAGGTTCAGGATATATTGACAGAGCACAAGCAGCAGCCGGTGGCTCTGTAAGTACTGTTGGTGTGTTTTGGGGTTGTGAATACGTTTCTAGCGTAACAGGAAAAATGACTTTCAGTAATTTCTGGCCTGGTTCAGGCGCAGATTCAGCACATGAAATTAAAGCTTATGTGTACGATGATCCAGATCAACTATTTGTAGTTGCTACGGATGCAACTGTAACTAACGAAGCAGCTTTAAGAGCTTTAGTTTACTCAAACGCAAACTTTGGTGCTGTAGCAAACTTTACTGGGTATGATGGAAGTGACATAAGTGGCTCTTCTAAAGCCCAAATAGCAGCTTCAGGAGGAAACGCAACAGCAGCAAGACCACTGAGAATCATGGGTTGGATGCAAGATACATCTAATCTTGATTATACAGCGGCAGGTGTTGGAATAGTTGTTCGTTTGCTTAATCATTTTAATGCCCCAACTGGCTCACTTGCTGCTGGTACTCCAGCAACAACCGGTTTATAGGAAGGACTTGAAACATGGCAATATCTAGAGCACAACTCGCGAAAGAGTTAGAGCCTGGCCTCAACGCCCTTTTTGGACTTGAGTATAGCAGGTACGACAATGAAGCAGCGGAAATCTTTGATACAGAATCATCAGAAAGAGCATTCGAAGAAGAAGTAATGCTATCTGGTTTTGGAGCAGCACCTGTTAAAGGTGAGGGTTCAGCTGTAACATTTGATGACGCACAAGAAGCTTATACTGCAAGGTATAATAACGAAACTATTGCGTTAGCTTTCTCAATAACAGAAGAAGCAATTGAAGATAATCTATATGATCGTCTTGCTTCTCGTTATACAAAAGCTTTAGCAAGAAGTATGGCACACACTAAACAAGTTAAAGGTGCAACTATATTAAATGACGCTTTCACAGCTACTGTAACAGGTGGTGACGGTGTAAGTTTAGTTAATGCTGCTCATCCATTAGTAAATAATTCTACATTTGCTAATAGACCTGTAACTGCTGCCGACCTTAACGAAACCAGTCTTGAAAACGCTTTAATAGACATAGCTGGTTACGTTGATGAACGTGGTTTAAAAGTGTCCGTACAAGGTACTAAACTAATAGTTCCTGCCAACTTACAGTTCGTAGCTGATAGACTACTTGAGACTACACTACGTCCTGGGACAGCTGATAACGATATTAATGCCTCAAGAAACATGGGAATGCTTCCGCAAGGTTATACCGTTAATCACTTCTTAAACGATGCAAACGCATGGTTTATTAAGACAGACGCTCCTCGTGGATTTATTCACTTTGAACGTTTAAGCATGTCTACTAAGATGGAAGGTGATTTCGATACAGGCAACGTAAGATTTAAAGCCCGCGAGCGTTATAGCTACGGTTACTCAGATCCACGTTGTGTTTATGGATCTCCAGGAACATCATAAGACGAATTGAATGGGGGGAACGTTCCCCCCATTTTCTAGGAAACATATAACTTTTAGCGACTGTCCTAGCAGACACTCATAAGACGCTAAAAATAAACCCTTTATGAGGAGGTAACAATGGCGAATACAACTTTTTCAGGTCCTATTAAAGCAGGATCTTTACTTAATACTACAGGCGTAACACTTGGCAAAGATGTCAAAAACACAGGTCAGGTTTTAATGTCTCAATCAGTTTTGATTGATCCAGCAGTCGCAGCTGGAACAAATACTTACAACGTAGGTGTAATACCTAAGAATTCACAGATAGTAGAAGTACTAATGCGTTTTGCAATAGCCAGTAACGCAGGAACTAGTGCGACTATGTCGGTTGGTAAAACGGATTCAGGTGGAGCAACAGCAGCTTTTTATACTGCTGCTCAAAATGTTAAAGTAGTAGCAGAACACACACAACAAACTTCAGCTTTTGATAATATGGATCGTGTTGATGAAGATACGCGAATAACTGCTACTCTTATAACAATAGGAACAGCATCAACTACTGGTCAAGCGAGTGTAACAATTACGTATATTCAAGCAAATAATTTGCAAGATATATCTGCTAACTAATGTTTAATAAATAAAGGAAAATAAATCATGGCTGATGTAAACACCAATACTATCATTATAGATGGCCCTCAGAAGTTTGTAGCTTCTTTTGTTCATACATATGTTAACGTAGGTGAAGGTACTCCAGTAAAAAAAATAGATGTTTCTGCATTAGCAATAAATCCTGTTAATGGAAACCCTTGCATAGGAGTACGGATTAACAAAATCTTGTACTCTACTATAGGTCTAACGCTTAAAATCAACTGGTTTGCAGCTACCCAGGTTCTAGCGGCGCAAGTTCCGGAAAATTATAGTGATGTTTTAGACTTTTCAAGTTTTAGTGGATTGCCTAACCCAACTATTGGTGCTGCCGGATCAAATGGAGATATCTATTTTGGAACGGTTGGCGAAGCAGCTAATGATTCCTACACTGTTGTTATGGAATGCATTAAGATTTACGGTAATACATAGGAGGTTTTTATGACAACTTTTAATTCTGTAGCTAACGTTTCGGCAAGAAATGAAAATAAAAAGAAAATAAATCCTGGTAATAGAGCATATGTGTATATGTCCGGTGGAGTTCATTCTCCTGACGCACGTCCTAAAAAAAAATATAACAAAGGCGGAGCCGGACTTTATGCTAATATTCACGCTAAAAAAGAAAGAATTGCTGCAGGATCAGGAGAAAAAATGCGTAAACCAGGAGATAAAGGAGCTCCTGCAAAAGGTATTTTTAAAAAAATAGCGGAAGGATAAATACATGGCTACTTCAGGAACCGTAGACTTTAATTTAAGTATAACAGATATTATTGAAGAAGCTTATGAGCGTTGCGGTTTAGAATTACGTACAGGATACGATTCTAAAACAGCTCGGCGTTCTTTAAATCTTTTGTTTTCTGAATGGTCTAATCGTGGATTAAATCTTTGGGTTGTGGAAGAAGAAACTCAAAGTATGGCACAGCTTTCTACAACCTCGTCTATTTCAGAATATCCGTTAGGAGTTATTACTTTAACCGTAGCAGCTTCGGCTAATTTAACTATTGGCGAAACAATTACCGGGAACGTAAGCGGAGCAACAGCTAAAATTATTACTAAACCTACAGGAACTACCGTTACAATTACTGTTCCCGTAGGAACTTTTGTGGTAACAGATAATGTTACAGGAACTACAAGTGGAACTACGACAGGAGTAACAGCAATACCTAGTTTATCCGACACACAAGCAACGGTAGACATTTTAGAAGCGGTTATTCGTCGAGACGGCGCGGATATATCAATAGGAAGAATAAGCCGAGGAGATTATTTAGCTATTCCTGATAAAGTATCTCAAGGAAGACCTACTCAATTTTACATAAATAGACAAATAACTCCTACAATTACTGTGTGGCCTGCTCCTATTAATTCAACCGATCAATTAGTATACTATCGTGTAAAACGTATAGAGGATGTAGGAACAGCGCAAAATACTCCGGATGTCCCTTTTCGTTTTTTACCGTGTTTGGTAGCTGGCCTAGCTTATTACTTGTCTGTAAAACGTTCTCCTCAAAGAGTAGGACTTTTAAAACAAATGTACGAAGAAGAATGGCAAAGAGCAGCCTCTGAAGATAGCGAAAGAGTAGCTTTACGTTTAGTACCTTCTCAACAATCGTTAAGGATATAAAATGGCACGTTTTGCAAGTACTAAATACGCTAAAGGGATTTCTGATAGATCCGGAAGAGAGTATCCTCTTAATGTTATGCTTTTAGAGTGGAATGGTTTATTAGTAGGGCCTGATGAGTACGAACCTAAACAGCCTCAACTTACGCCACCACGTATTCAACCTGATCCGCAAGCTTTAAGGATTAGTCGTCCTGCTCGAACAGAACCCCCTGTTGAAGTTATTTTACCTTTTAATCCTTTTGAGTCAGCTAATACAGGCTCTCCAATAGTTAGGATAACAGAACCAGGAAGCACTAGAGTTGTAGGAGACAAAGTTCGTCTTAGAAGTACCGAGGCTTTCGATGGTTTTACTTCCGCAGCTTTAGAATACAGTAGTGGATATACTGTAGTTAAGGTATATAATACTAACGTACCTTATGATTATGCTATAGATATTAGCGAAAGCGGTTCTTCTGAAACAGGTACAGTGGGAACGGTAACAGGTGGCGGAGGAACTGCTTCAGCAGGCCCCGTTACAGTGGAGGCATAATGGCATTTACATACTCAACATTAAAGACAGCAATTCAAGATTATACACAAAATGAAGAAACAACATTTGTTAGTCAGTTAAATACTTTTATAGTAAATGCAGAAGAACGTATTTTAAAAGAAGTACAGCTATCTGTGTTTAGAAAAAACTCAGAAGGGTCTACAAGTGCAGGTAATCAATTTTTGTCAAAACCTGTTGATTTTTTAGCGCCTTTTTCATTAAGCGTAAAAAACGGCTCTAATGTAGAGTTTTTACTTTATAAACAAGTAACTTTTTTACAAGACTATAATCCAAACAGTACTAGCACAGGAATGCCAGGGTACTATGCCGATTGGAATGACACAACATTTTTACTATCGCCTCCTCCTACAGGAGCTTATGACATGCAATTGCACTATTTTTATCGTCCTAAATCTATAACTACAGAAGCTAGTGGAGAAACGTGGTTAGGAACTAATGCTTCTTTAGCTTTATTATATGGTTCTTTAGTAGAGGCTTATACGTTTATGAAAGGCGAAGACAACTTATTAAAACTTTATAACGATCGTTACATGGAAGCTCTTAATTGGCTTAAAAACCTTGGTGAAGGAGAAAACACTAGAGATTCTTATCGTTATGATGATTTAAGAAGGGACGTTCAATAATGCAAGCAGATGGAAGTAGCGATATAGGCAATGTAACCGTTATGACTTCAAGTAATGGAGGGCATAGTCCAGAGCAAATAGCTGAACTAGCCTTAAATAAGATAATGATGGTAAGCGATACAGCCCCTCCTGTCATACGGGATCAAGCTATAGCACACAGAGAAAAGTTGAGAGAGATTCTTATTTATTATATGAATAAGATGGCGCAAAGTGAAAGAACAACTCTTTGGGCAATGTTTAATAAACAAGGTCATGGTGATATGGCCAAAATTATAAGGAGTTTATAAGATGGCCATAGTACAATCGATGACTGGTAGTTACAAAAAAGAAATAACCGCAGGCATACATTTTTGGACAAGTCATTCACGCACAGGATCTTCAGTAATTAACGCAGATTCTTTCTATATTGCGATGTTTACGTCTAGTAGATCGGATGCTAACCAAGATTTAACCGGATATACATCTACTAATGAAGTAACAGACAGTAATAGTGGTGGAACAACATACGCAGCAGGAGGACAACTTTTAGCAAACGTTACTTTAGGTTTAGCAGATAACTCAGGAAATGTAGCAACAGCTTTCTTAGATTTTACAGACACAACCTGGGGTTCTTCCTCTATTAGTAATGCAAGATGTGCAGTTATTTATAATTATACGTTGGCTACAGCAGGATCAGGCGGAACAACTACTCATGCTGCAAAACCTTCCGTATGTGTGTTGGATTTTGGTAGTAATAAATCTTCAAGTGATGGCGATTTTACTATTCAATACCCAACAAATGACGCAAACAACGCGGTAATTAGAATAGCATAGAATGTCAACAGTTACCTATACTGTTACCGTTGTCAGTACTGGTAGTGGTAACAAATACTTTATTAATGGTAACCAACAATCCTCTTTAAATTTATTTGAAGGGGTTACGTACAAGTTTGACCAATCAGCGAATTCTAATTACAATCATCCTTTGCGTTTTTCAACTACTTCCGACGGAACACATGGTGGTGGATCTGAGTATACAACAAGTGTAACGACTTCAGGTACACCAGGAAACGCCGGAGCCTATACCCAGATATTAATTGGAGGATCTACTCCTAATTTATACTATTACTGCACAAATCACTCAGGAATGGGAGGAGAAGCATCTACTGAAGGAGCACTTACTTCTGGATGGGGTCGTTCTACTTGGGGAAGTGGGCCTTGGAGTCAGGGTTTTAGTCCTTTAACTGTAACTGTTAGCAGTGTAAGTGCTTCAATCGCTATAGGAAGTCCTGCTATTACAGCGGCTCAATCTGTAGTTGTAGCTGTAACAGGTGTTGAAGCCGATGTTTTTCCTGAAGGAGGATGGGGTCGTTCTGCTTGGGGAAGTGGAGGTTGGGGCACGCCACTAGGCGTAACTATTAACACAGGAACAGGAGTAACTGTCAGTCCGACAGGAGTAGCAATAGCTGGTTCTATAGCTAATGTAACGACTATTGAGGGCGGAGGAATTAGTGTAGGAATTAGTTCTGGCGCTACTGCCGTAGGTTCAATAGGAACGATAGTTGTTAGACAAGAAGTAGTGTTTGCCACAGGAGTAAGTGCGGCCAGTATAATAGAAAATATTCAAACAGGATTAGGTTTTGGTGTTACACCGGTAATCGCAACCAGCGCAATAGCAACACCAAGCATTATTGGAGGAACGGGTGTTACCGTAACAACATCAGCTGTAACAGCAGCTTCCGCAATAAATAATGTTGTAACTAATGAGGGTTCAGGAGTAACTGTTACGGTATCTAGTGTTCTTACAACATCCCATATTGGCAATGTTAACGTTCCTGATGTATTAATAAGTGTATTAGGAGTAAGTGCGCAAGGTTTAGTAAGTACACCAACAGTTTGGTCTGAAATTATTCCAGGACAAAATGCAGGTTGGACAGAAATTACCGATACGCAATCTCCAGGTTGGACAGAAATAGCAGCATAGGAGAGTAAAATGGCTTCATCGTTTACAACAAATTATGGTATAGAAAAAATTACCACAGGAGAACAGTCTGGTACCTGGGGAACAACAACAAATTATAATGTAGATATATTAGATAGAATAGCGGCTTATGTTTCAATAGCTTTATCGAACGCTTCTACTGCTACGTTAACGGTAAGAGCAGGTTCTCCTACAGATGGAGCAAATAACGCTCAAAACGGAATGTATCGTGTTATTAAATTTACAGGAACTTTAAGTCAAAATTGTACGGTAACTATAGCTCCGGCAACTACTTCAGCCTTTTTTATGATACAAAATGCTACTACAGGTGGATATAGTGTCATTATGGCCCAGGGTTCTGCTGCGCAAACAGTTTCAGTTCCTTCTACAAAAGCACAAATAATATATGCAGACGCTAGTGACGAGGTAATCTCTATTTCAGACAAGTTTAATGTGCAAAATTTTGGTAATATCTCTATTTCAGGCAATACTATTTCTAGTACAAACACTAATGGAGATATAGATATAACTCCAAATGGTAATGGTAACATTCAATTAGAATCAGACCTTATTTATTTAGGTGGTGGTTCTGAAGAAGGTCATTTATCTTCAAATGGTGCTTATGATTTACTTTTAGAGACAAATTCAGGCACAAATTCCGGTTTTATTAGGATTGTAGACGGCGTAAATGGCGATGTTCGAGTCGAACCAAACGGAACAGGAGAGTTTTCAGTAGGAAATGGAGCGGCTTCTGGAAAAATTACGTCTAAAGGAGCTTTTGATTTAGAATTAGATACAAATAACGGAACGAACTCCGGAAGCATTAAAATTACAGATGCAGCAAATGGTGCTATCGATCTTGCACCAAACGGAACAGGAACAGTTGTTGTCAAAGGTAATACAAATCCAGGTAGTGTAGTTTTTAATTGCGAATCCAACACTCACGGCCAAACAGTTAAGGCTCAACCTCATTCTGCAACTGTAACTAATATTTTAACACTGCCAGCAGGTGGTAATCAAGAAATAGTTGGAACAACTGCTATTCAAACTTTAGCTAGTAAGCAACTGAAAGATTATGCAGAAACTGTTTATGCTAATGGTTCTAAAACAGCAGCATTTGATTTAGATTTAGATAATGGTAATGTTCAATCTTTTACTGTAGGTAGTGGGACTTTTAATGTAGGAATTACAAATTCACTAGCAAGTCAATCGAATTCTATGACTATTATCCTTACAAATGGTGGTGCTGGTACAATTACTTTTAAAGCAGGAGCTAATGGTGGTGGTGGTGCCAATGTTAAATACGCAGGAGGAACAGCCCCTACTTTAACTTCTTCTGGGATAGATATTTTAACCTTTACAACTTTTGATGGTGGCACAACTTACTTTGGGTTTGCTGC